TTGGCGGTCTTACTGTTAACGGTGGAAGTTTCATGGGTTATCCTGTGATTGTTTCCGATCACTTGCCTTCTGACTCTAGCGGCAGCTTGATTGTCCTTGCTAATGCTAGTGATATTTGGCTTGCTGATGATGGCCAAGTTACAATTGATGCTTCTCGTGAGGCTTCATTGCAAATGCTTGATAATCCGACCAACAACAGCGGTACGAGCACAGCAACATCAATGGTTTCAATGTTCCAGACTAACAGTACAGCAATCCTTGCTGAGCGTTATGTCAATTGGGCAAGACGCCGTGTAAGTGCTGTAGCTTATCTAACAGGCGTTAATTATCAAGCCCTGTAATTAGTTGAGTGACCCTTTGGGGGTAGTTTCTACCCCCTTTTTTGAAGAGGATTTATCATGCAAGTTACAGTTAGATATTTTAAAAACGGCAAGACTCAAAAAATGGCGAAGCGTTACGCCGAAGTTCTTGAAAAGATGAAGCGTGTTGAAATAATCTCAGACGAGGTTAAGAAGCCATTTCCTTCTAGTTTTCAATCTCAGGTTGTTACAAAACCAATAACTTCTGAAGATAAAGTTGAGAAAAAAGCTAGCCCAAAAAAAGCGGAAGAAAAGGAAGTTAAAAAGAACCCTTTCCCTTTTGCTAAGAAAGAAGAAAACAAAGATTCCAATTCAGGTCCAACTTCAGAAAACAAAGAATAATGAAAGTACCTGGCTTTGTGACTAAATTGTTTACTAGCATTGTGTCTAGCCAAGGAGGGGTTTCCGGCGGCGGTTGGTTTCCTTTGATAAAAGAACCCTATGGCGGTGCTTGGCAAAACAACGATCCCTTGACGGTTGATTCTCTGCTTGCAGTAGATTCGATTTTCGCTTGCCTTACTTTGATAGCAGGCGATGTTGCAAAGCTCAGGTTTGTTTTAAAAGAGAAAGATTCAAGCGGGATTTGGAGCGAAACTTCATCCCCCTCTTTTTCTCCTTTCCTAAAAAAGCCAAATAGGTTTCAAAACCATATTCAGTTTAAAGAAGCATGGATTCTTTCTAAGCTGACCAAAGGAAACACCTACGGTCTTAAAATGAGAGATAACCGTGGCGTTGTTACTTCTATATTTATTTTAGACCCTGACCGTGTAACGCCTATGGTTGCTAGTGATGGGGAAATTTATTATCAATTGGCTCAAGATAATTTGAACGGGGTGAGCGAGAGTGCCGATCTTGTTCCTGCAAGCGAGATTATTCATGACAGAATGAATTGTCTTTTTCATCCTCTTGTGGGCATTTCTCCTATTTTTGCTTCTGCTCTTGCTGCATCCCAAGGCCAAAGTATTCAGAGGGATTCGCAAACTTTCTTTAATAACGGTGCCCGACCTTCTGGCATTTTGACTGCTCCCGGCGCAATTGGTGACGATACTGCGCTAAGACTAAAGCAGCATTGGGAAGAAAACTATACTGGTAAAAATTCAGGTCGTGTTGCCGTTCTAGGCGACGGTCTTTCTTTTGTTCAAATGAAATCAAAGGCTGTTGATTCTCAATTGGTCGAACAGTTAAAACTTACTTCTGAAACTGTTTGCTCAACTTTTCATGTCCCCCCTTTTAAAATAGGTGTTGGGCCAATTCCGGCAGGCCAGAAAGTTCAAGACTTGAATCAAATTTATTATGCTGACTGCCTGCAACGTTTGATCGAAGATATGGAACTTTGCTTAGATGAAGGTTTGAGTTTGCAGGGTCTATATTCAGTTGAGCTTGATTTAGAAGGGCTGCTTCGCATGGATTCCGAAACCCAACATAGAGTGCTAGGCCAAGGAATTAAAGACAGCCTTTACACTCCAAACGGGGCAAGGGCTAAAGTAAATCTTCCTCCAATTGAGGGCGGTGACACGATTTATATGCAGCAGCAAAACTATTCGCTTTCAGCCTTATCTAAGCGTGATGCGAAAGAAGACCCTTTTGCAACAACAGGAAAAACCCCTGCGCCTGCTGCTGAACGGATTGATCCTGAGCCTTTAACGGAAGAAGAACAAATAAAAATGTTAAGTATGTTTGTAGAGAAGGAGCTTTTTGCTTATGAACATTAATGAAATTGAAAGTTTTGGCAAATTGCTAGCTCCTTCATTGAAAAGATTGATCGAAGAAAAATTTTCAAATTCTGAAGCCCGATTTAACGAAAAGGCAAAGGAGACAGATTCTAAATTAGAGGCATTTAAAACTGAGCTTAAAGATTTCACGGCAGAGTTTATTGCGGCAGAAATGATTGCCGAGTTTAAAAAGTTTCCCGTTCCAGAAAAAGGCGACAAGGGTGATTCTGTAACGATCGAGCATTTGGCTCCTGTAATAGAAGAAATTGCAAACAAATGCACGTCTTTAATTGAGGAACAATTTTCTGTTGCGATCGCTAAGTTTGAAACTTTGCAAACTGAAGACTTAGAATTAAATTTTGATGATTTGAAAACTAAGTTAAATTCCAAGTTTGAAGATTTTGCGATCAAGTATAACGAGGAAGCAGAAACAGCAATACAGCTTTACGCTAAAGAAAAAGTAGACAACTTAGGCGAAAGCCTGACTTTGAAATTAACTGAAGAATTTGCCGAGTTTCAAAAGACAATTGTTATTCCTGAGCCTAAGCTAGAAAAAGGAGATAAGGGTGATTCCATAACGCTTGATGATGTTGCCCCGATCATTGCCGAAATCGAAAAGCGATTAAGCGAGCAATTTGAAACTAAGGTTGCTGACATTGAAAAAGCACATAAAGAAAACCTAAAGGCAATGTCTGACTCGTTTTCTGAATTTTTGGTTTCTAAAGCTGAAGAAGCCAAAGAAATTTATGTTCAGTCTAGTACCGCTTTAGAAAAAGCAGTCTCATTTCAGTTTGAAGAATTTTCTAAATCAATTGTTCTTCCTGTTCCTGAAAAAGCAACAAATGGAAAGGACGCTTTACAGCTTGAAATCCTCCCTTGTATTGATCTTGAAAAATCGTACCATAGAGGAATTTACGCCAAGCATAACAACGGGTTATGGCGTTCGTATGAAACAACTTCAAAGCTAAGAGGTTGGGAGTGTATTGTAAACGGTGTGAACTCGGTTGAAGTCAAGTCTGAAAACGAGCGCAACTTTACAATTGAAATTACAAATTCTTCAGGAGAGCCTTTAGTAAAAGAATTCTCTTTACCTGTAATGATTTATCGTAATGTTTATAAAGAAAAAGAAAAATACGAAACGGGCGATGTTGTTACTTATGCAGGCTCAACTTGGCATTCTAATGTTGATGAAAACATTTCTAAGCCGGGAACAAATTTGGATTGGACTTTGACAGTTAAAAAAGGTCGAGATTACAAAGAACCTGTAAACACGAACAAGCGAGATACTTCAAAAGGGGTTTCTGTAAAATGAAGCTTGTAAGTATGAAAATGGCAAAGCTGCAACTGGCAATGGATCACGACGAGGACGATCTTCTCATTGAAATGTATCTTGAAGGTGCGAGTCAGGCTGTTGTTAATTATTTGAAGTCCGGTTCTGCTTTTTTCTTAGATTCAAGCGGGGAAGTCGAATATGATGTAAACGGCGAACCTATAGGGATTCCTCCTATTGTCAAGACTTGTGTTCTTTTTATGGTCGGGGTTTTGTACCGTAATCGTGACGAAAATACAGATGATATTTTCAGGCCCGGATTTTTGCCTGCTCCTGTGACCGCGATGTTATATTCGTTGCGCGATCCTGCACTAGCGTGAGGCTCATATGAGAACTTCAGCAGCTAAGTTTCGCCATAGGGTGACTATTCAGGGAAACGTTCCTACAGTCGTTTCAGGAGGCGCTAGGGTTGACAATTGGGTTACTGTTTCGGGGCTTGAATCGGTTCCTGCAAGAATCACATATTCAACGGCAAGGGAGTTCATTGCGGCTCAAGAACTGCAATCAGAAATTGTGGGCAAAATCTCGGTTCGTTACAGGTCTATTCTTGAGAACGTGAATGGTTCAGTAAGGATAATTCACAACGGCAAAATATTTAATGCTAAAGGTTTCATTCCTGATAACGATTCAGGTGTTGAAATGCTCACAGCTTTTGTTACTCAAGGTGTCAGTAATGGGTAATATTTTTGAGGGTCAAACTGTTTGCTGTATTGCTTCAGGTCCAAGCTTAACCCAAGAAGATTGTGATTTTATTGCCCGTACAGGAATACCCACAATTGCGGTTAATTCAAGTTGGGAAATAGCTAGGTTTTGCGATATTGTTTATGGTGGCGATTGTGCTTGGTGGGATGAAAATTTTTCTAAGATTGATATTGATGCTGCTCTGTGGACGTACTCTGAAAACGGGGCAAATAAGCATAAAATAAACAGGCATGTTCCTAGAAGTGCAGGAGCTTGGAACAGTGGAATGCGAGCAATTCAACTTGCAATAGAGAAAGGCGCAAAGCGAATTATTTTGCTAGGTTACGATGCTTCAATTGCAAACGGTACTCATTTTCACGGCGACCATGAGAAATTAAAGAACCCTACTCAAGTTAATTGTGAAAGATGGAAGAAGCAGTTTGCAAACCTAAACATTTTTGATTGTGAAATTATAAATAGCTCACGATATACTGAGCTTGACTGTTTTAAAACAATGAAACTTGAAGATGCTTTGATATGCTAATTGACGGGATGAAAGGGCTTGGCGATAATATTTATCAAAGGGCTTTCATTAAAGCAATTACGGGCGAAGTTTATTTAGAAACACCTTGGCCTGAACTTTACAAGGATTTGACCAATGTTAAATTTTTGCGCCCGACTACAAACCTAAGAACACAAGCCAAAAATATAAATAGAAATTTAAAATGGTCGGAGAGACCCATCGGGTACTTTAAAAAAATTTCCTACGTTCGGTTTGGAATAATAGAAGGAATGCGTAGAACTTTTAATGTTCAAAATAAAGAATTCGATTTGCCTTGTTTTGGGGGTTCCCCTGTAGAGGGTTCGTACATTGTTGTTAGACCCGTTACGGTTAGATCTGAATGGAACGCGGAGGCTAGGAACCCCCTCCCTGAATACATTGCTCAAGCGACAGCCCAAGCAAAGGCAAAAGGATATAAAATTGTATCGGTTGCCGATCTTGAAGATTCTAAAGAATGGGCACTAGAACCAATACCAGTTGCCGATGCGGTGTATCATAAGGGCGAACTCGATGTTTCGGAGCTTATGGCACTAATTGCAGGAGCTTGCGGCGTTATTGGCGGTATTGGATGGATTGTTCCTGCTGCAATATCTGCTAAAATTAACGCGTTGATTGTTTGCGGAGGACAAGGAGGTTTCAATTCTCCTGAGTTAATAACTTCCCCTTGCATGGACTTGAGTAAAATTCATTTTTTAGTGCCTGACAATTTTTGTAAGTGTACTCAAAAACAACACAACTGCGACAAGAGAATCACCGATTATGACAAACGTGTTACCGAGTGGATTGACAAACTGCCTTCTTTGGTCAGATGAATTAGGAATTGGCTACCATGCAAGACCTCCCATCGATTACAAAGGGGCGTATTTTACCAAGTATCAAAAGTTAGACGATAGCGGCATGGGGAAAAGTTTAACTGCTTCACGTTTAGCCTTTGTTAAGAGGCATTTTGACGAACAGGTTTTAGATATTGGGATTGGAGGCGGTCGATTTGTAACCGAAGCAAACGCCCTTGGCTTTGATGTAAACCCCGAAGCAATAGCTTGGTTGGGGGATCGGTATTTAGACCCGTATCAAAATAAAGTAAAGGCAATTTCATGTTGGGATAGTCTCGAACACATTCAAGACCCCGAATTGCTTGTGGGCACTGTTACCGATTGGGTTTTTGTCTCAATGCCTATTTATAACAATCAGGAAGATTGTTTGCTAAGTAAGCATTTCAAACCCGGTGAACACATTTGGTATTGGACAAGACAAGGTTTGTGTTATTGGTTTGAAAAGTTAGGGTTTGAATTGATCGAAGAGAACAAAATCGAATCTGATCTTGGTCGAGAAGGAATAGAAAGTTTTGCTTTCCGCAAAAGAAACTAAGAGGTTAAGATGCCCAAAATAAATTTGAAAGTGACAGGGGCAGATGAAATTATTTCAAGCTTGCGAAGCCTTTCTGAAAACACATTGAGTCAAGTTGTTTGGCCTGCTGCGGTTGAAGCAGCAAGTGTAATTAGGGATGCTGCAATTGAAAACGCTCATGCGTATGTAGATGATCCTGCTACAAGACAATA